GCGTTCAAAACGCTTTCACTTCCTTCAAGAGTCCTTATGAACAAGATATCGCCGATGAGCTTATTAATCGCGGAATTAAATTTGTTCCTCAACTCGCTGTTGATAAATACAATATCGACTTTGCTATCGGGAATAACATCGCCCTTGAGGTCTTCGGCGGAAATTGGCACGCTAAAGGTAGGCACCGAGCTAGATTTGCTGAGCGCAGCAAAAAGCTTTTCGATAGTGGGTACGCCATTGTTATTTGTTGGATTGGTTTCAACCATAGATTTAACCCGTCCGCAATAGTTGACTACCTTATCTCCCTTGATAAGGTTCTTTGCTCTGACCCATCCGCGCGCCGTAAGCACTATGTGATTGGGGGTCACGGAAAGCCTTGTTCCATTGGAAAGTCCAAGCTCAACTACATTTCCTGAATATTCACTTCTCATAATCGCTTCTATGTCAGGAGCGATTATTTTTGTATCAGGAAGCACACAATTTGGATGCATAGGCGGGGCATTCACGCCTGGCTGCATATCCTCCATGCCAAAATGTTTCCCGTTGATCGCTAAACAATGCGGGCAAGCCGTCCCTAGGGAATGGAACGTATATTGATCGAATCCGTTTTCTTCAAATGACCTATGCTGCGCTTCCGTTTGAACCCGTGCCATTTCTGTGATCATCAAACGGTTCGCGTTATACTCGCTCGATTTCACCTTTTTCCGAAGCGTACGCGCCAATTCTTTCGGATTCCGACCTTGGATAAGGCCTGTCGATAAAAGGCTTCCCAGCTCGTTTCTGAGCGTGTCCTGATGCTTCCAGATCCGGTCGCTCCAAGTCGCGTTGTGAAAGCTGGCGTTCACGATCGAATGTGCGTACCGGGCGTTGTCATGGACCGTACGACCCAATATACCGGCTTGCCGTTTGAACGTCTCGATCGTGCGCTTTGTCAACTTCTCTTCAAAGAACCGCTGCAGCTCGTCGAAGCCGCCAACCAGATGCATCCCGATGTTCGCTTTCAACAGCTCCAACCGATTCACCTTCATTGTGAGGTTGTACAGGCGCATTTCCTCGTTTGCCTGGTCAGAAAAGTTTTTCTCGGCCACATACTTTTTAGCAAGCTCGGCATACGTTTGTATATCCAGTTTAGAGACCCTTTTTTTCGCTTCTACATAGGTGATCCCCTCTTTTGTGGCATATCGAGTGTAGAAATTATTGATCTGGATCTCGATTTCATTCATCATCTGTCGGTAGATGCGTTCGATTTCTTGGCTATATGCCTTCTCTTCTTGGATATTGTGCTTCCGCTGCTCTTCTTCCCGCTCGCGCCAATAGTCGGCGCTATTTTTCGATTCCGGCTTCGCCATCATCTACTTCCTCATGATCGTGTTCCGCAAAAAGGCCCTGAATCAGCTCGCTATCCTTCGTCTCTTCTTCCTGGATCCGTTCCAATTCGGTGTCCGGATCGTCGACGTAGGATAGCAGCGAAAGTTGGGTCCGTTTGGATACAAGGCCTTCGGCATCCTTTGCGATCGAAGTCTCTTCTGCCCGGTTGTTCGGGATATTTCTAGATGTCGTGATCACGATTTCTTTCCAAGCATCCGGATCGGGCACGTTTGTGGCCAGCGAGCAGAAGATCTTGTACCGCTTTTTCAGCGATTTTTCAATTTTTCGGTCAAGTCCAAGCGCCAGATTGCTCATGGCCTGCAGCTTGTAGGCCAGTGAAACTCCGCTGGTCGCGTTGCCGTAAGCTTCGTCGCTGATGTTTGCGACCATCGATATCTGATAGATCTGCTTCTCCAGCCGATCGAGGAGATTTTCTTGTGTTCCGTCTGCCGTGGGTTTGGTCAAAAACTGGACCACGACGTCCGAGGCGTTGTCTGTACCGTAAAAATTAATGACCCTCTCGTCTCGGATGCGTTTTACATTGTCCTCGTCGACTTCGGCTCCCAGGATCGCTAGATAAGCCTCCGCGAACGCCTCTACATCGTTGGCTTTTTCAGAGATCACGCGGTTATACTCTTCGATCAGTCCGCCCACTGTTTCGAACAATCCGATCCGCTCGTCATTGAGACGGTATTCAACTACAGGAATGTATCCGTAGGGATTTTCTTGCGGATCTTCTTTCTTTTCGCCATCGAACGCGATGATCGAGTCTCTTGTAAGGATCTCGCCATACACATCGCCCAGATTTTGATCGCTGCTGGTTTGGCTGTTGTTTTCGTGGTAGCCGTAGCGCACCGCAAACAAGGCGCGCTGCTTCAATGTATCGTCATAGACCACAAATAACTCGTCTGGTTTGACGGCTGTCATTTTTGTTTGACTCTCCTCGTCCTGGTAGAGGTATTCGAAAGCATGACCAAAAATACAAACATATTTCAAGAGCTCGAACTCATGATCCGAGATCTCATTGGCGTCTTCGAATGCAGTAATCGTGTCCAAAACGGTCTGATCGGGATGTGTCTTCTTGATCCGGTTGCCATAAGCATAGCCCATGAACGTGTCGGTAATGTAACGGGGGAAATTGGCCACAAGCCGGTTGTCCGGTTTCCAATTCGGTTTGTTTGGAGAAAAAAAGATATCGTGAAACCCTTTGTACATCATCTCCAGGTACCGATATCTTTGTTTTCGTTTTTTATGCAGTTTGATATATTCTTCGACCAGCTCCATCGATATGCCGTTTTGGATACGGCTTGGATCGCATACAAGCGGATCCGGAAGCTGATAGGGGTTTTTTTGATCGTGTCATCATATTCCTCCTTTGAACGTTTTCAATTTTGGGCTTCCTTTCGAGAAGCGCTCGACGCTGTACCGCATCGCGTCCATCAAATGGTTAAAATCATCGATCGGACGGTTGATCGTTTTGCCGAACCGGTCCTTATCCCATGTATAATTCGAGATCTCCGTAATGAAATGGACGCAGCGCGGATGGACAAGGATCTCATAGTCCTGGATGAACTGGATCCCGTGATTGATGGAGTCGGGTCCTTTGACCGAAGCCGTCACACGGAGGCCGTACCCTCTCAGCTCATCGATCGATTTGGGCTCGGCACTGTCCGCTACGATCTTCTTCTTGGCATAGCCTGACTTCGTCACTTCTTCATAGATCTTTCGGTTGGTCAGTCCTTTTTTGTATAATTCATCCCAAACGAAGATCTTCTTTCTCTTCTGGTCGATAAATCCGATAAAGAGGGCTGCCGGATCGTTCGAGTATCCAAAGTCCAGTCCGTTGATCGATTCGTACTGCTGAACGTCGTCGAGCGTGAACTCGGCCTCCTGCCAGTTCTCGAACACCAGCCCTTCCACGATCCCCCAATGACCAAGACCGGCTACCTGATAGCGTCTTGGATTGTTTTTCTTCATATCCTCGAACAGCTTCAGATCGGCCTCGTCGAGCCATTCATTGCATTGATAGTTGGTCGTGATCGCCAGCACATTTGGATCCGGTGTATCAAAGAAACGCTTCTTGATCCAATGGTGTTCGTTCCACGGATTCAGAGTCAAGGTCCATTGTTTCCAAAGGCCTTTTGGAAGCTCTCCACGAATCGACTCGTCAAGCATGTTGAAATCGTCCTCGCTCATGAGCTCATATGCTTCTTCGATCCATCCCCAGCAGAGAACGCCTACCGATACAGTGATCGATGTGACTTTAAGCGGATCATCCAGGCCCCTGAACAAGATCTTCTGCCCTGTCGGCTTGTAAGTGGCTTCGAGAGGGGAAAGTTTGAAATCCCAAAGGTGCGACACATGCAGCCGTTCGCACGCCCACTGCAGATCGGTGAAGCAGCTGTCTTTGAGTGTCCGATACGTCTTCCGGACCACCAGCAGGTTGGATCCTGGATATTTCATTAAGTTGTAAATAAACCATAGAGCCGTAGTCTTGGATTTTTTGGACGCGCGGGATCCTTTTACTACCCGATATCTGCCACGAAAGCCCCAAAACTGTTTGTATCCTCTGCCGACCAGATTTGGAAGATATACGGTCCTAGTCTTCAAGGTCGGACTCTCCTGTAAAGACAGGAACCTCGATCGAGAGGTTTACGTTCTTTTCAAAAGCTCCATACGATTTGGCCAGCAGCTCTGCCGCTTTGTTTCTCTCCTTCGTGTTCGATCGAAGAAGTTCGATATCTCCGTTCATCGTAAGAACTTCATCTTTCTGCTCTCCGCGCATTACAGCCGTCAAGTATTCCATGACTTCCTGAATATCGGCAGTATTCTCGTCGTGGATCTCCTGCAGCCGCTGTTCTTTATAGGCTTTGACGTCCGGTTTGGAAAGAAGGCGGTTTCCTGCAGAGCGGGCGACCGAATCGCTTCGAACATTCTTGTAGACTTTTTTATAGGCTCTGGTCACATTCATGCATTTCAGATACTCATCAACGAACAGCTTTTGT